GTGCTCATTGCCCATGATGGAAGCGCATTAAGCTGACGACAATGACTGGCAGGGCAGGTCCACGCAAGGCGGCACAGTTGGCCGGTAAGAAACGGTATTTCACCGGTCAACCCTGCGTTCGTGGACATGTTGCTGAACGATTTGTAAGCACAAAAGCTTGCACCGAATGCGCTAATCAAGCGGCCCATCAGTGGGGAAGAGAGCGAGCCAGGAAGAATCCTGGTCTCGTTTCTGCCCTTCGTAAACAGTATTACGCTGAGAACCACAAAAAGGCACGTAGCTGGTATCGAGCCAGTTATGCGAAAAATCAGGGTAGATACTATGCCGCTGCAAGGCTAAGGAAAGTCTCGCAGAAAAGACGAACTCCTGAGTGGGCTGATTTAAAAGCCATTCAAGCAGTGTACGTCGAGGCAAGACGACGTAGAGAGGCTGGAGAGGCCGTGGTCGTAGACCACATTATCCCGCTTCGTGGTGAAGTTGTATCTGGGCTGCATGTGCATACTAATCTCCAGATCATTGACGTCGTTGCGAATCGCGCGAAGTCAAATAAATTTGAGGAGTAACTTTTAATGTCCTATTCAACTAGCAATCCTCCGGTCCGGATGTCGGAGTATCCGCTGACTTCGTTCGGCAACTCTCAAGGCGCAGGTGGGGCCCTGTGGGTCTACAAGTCCACCGATGCGGCGACCGTGGTCCGTGTGGCGGGCTACATCACCAACGCGGCCAAGCTCGGCATGCAGGTCGGGGACGTGGTGTTTGTGCACGACACGGATGCCTCCCCGTATACGGTGACGATGCACTGCGTGTCGGCAATCAACGCGACGACCGGGGCTGCGGATTTGTCGGATGCAGCCAGCACCATGTCTACCAACACTGATTGAAGTTCTTCTTGGGCGTCTCCTTTCAGGGGCGGCTTCGTGCCGCCCTCTTTATTTGTGAGGTTATATGGCTGACGAAAAATCGGATCGGATCGTACCGCCACTGCATCCCAGTCGGCGCTTCCTCGCCGAACACCGCCGCAACGTGTGGGCGATCGATGTGGACATCGGGGTCAAACCCGAGGATCTACTTTCCCTGAGCTATTGGTCGCACTTCTCCTACGAGCTGAAGCAGGGTGATCGGATCGAGGCATCCGCAGAAGACGGCAGTTGGTTCGCCGAATTCCTGGTGCGCGACTCGGGTACGAACTGGGCCAAGGTCGCGATGCTGCGCAAGCATGACTTGGGCGCGTTCTCACCGGAGAAGCAGGGCGTTCTGCTGCCGGGACACTCCGTCTCGTACGGCGGAACCCACGTGCTCTGGCGTGTCATCCGAGATGTGGACAAGAAGGTGCTGCGCGACAAACTCAAGACTGAAGGCGATGCCTACGGCTGGCTTGCCACTTACGCTAAGCAGGTCGCGGCATGACCAGCAAGCTGTCGATCTACCAAGGGGCTGCTGCGGCTCTGGGTGATCGCAAGATCGTCTCCCTGACTGAACAGCGCGGCATCCGCCGCGATCTAGACAATGCCTGGGACCGCGGCGGGGTTAAAACATGTCTTCAGATGGGTATGTGGCACTTTGCCACGCGGACGGTGAAGTACGACTACTCCCCCAGTGTGGAACCGCCCTTCGGGCTCAAGCGTGCATTCAACAAACCCGATGACTGGGTGCGTACCTGCGGGGTTTGCCAAGACGAATTCTACAAGGTTCCGCTGCTCGAGTACGTGGATGAAGCGGGATTTTGGTTCGCCAATCTGGACACGATCTATGTCCGGTTCGTCTCAAGTCTCGATGACTACGGGATGGACTTCTCCAAGTGGCCGCCTAACTTTGCCCGCTTCGTGGAGCTCTGGTTCGCCTGGAGTATCTGTCGTCGAACGACCAACAGTCAGCCGACCAAGGATGATCTGGCCAAGGATGCGCAGAAAGCGTTACTACTCGCCAAAAATACGGACGCTATGGACGAAGCGACGGTGATGCTCCCTCCGGGGAGCTGGGCGCTGTCCCGCCGTGGACGACGGCAGCGATGGGATCACGGTAACACCGATCGGTTGCTGGGATGAGGCTCAACGAGTTCACCAAAGAGGAGTGGTTCGATGTGTGCAGGCGATTGCGGCCGCATCTGACGTGGGGTGAGTTTGAGGCGATGTGGGCTGAATTCGTGGCCGCGAAAGTCCGCCGGCAGCTGTCCTGATGCCCAAGTCCACGGCTGCAACACTGGCTTTCAACCGGGGGCTGATTGGCGAGCTTGCGCAAGCGCGCGTTGATTTGGCCCGCTATGCCATGTCGGCTGAGATCCAGCAGAACTGGATGACGCGCGTACTGGGGTCGATGTCCTTGCGGCCCGGAATGCAGTATCTGGGATCGACGTACAGCAACGCTCGCGCCAAGACAATCCCATTCATCTTCTCCAGCACGGATACCGCGCAACTGGAACTGACCGCCGGGGTCATGCGGGTGCGGGTGGCGGATGCGCTGATTACCCGACCGGCGGTGAGTGCGCAGACGACGAATGGGTCATTCACGTCCGATGTGTCGGGATGGACCGATTCGGATGAGTCCGGGGCAACGTCCGCCTGGGCCACGGGTGGGTATCTCTCGCTCATCGGTACGGGCCCCAATGCCGCGATCCGCGACCAGGCGGTTACCGTCACGGAAGCGGGGACCGAACATGCCTTGCGGATTGTGATCGCGCGCGGAACCGTGATCTTTCGGGTGGGTTCCACGCAGGGCGACGATGACTATGTGACTGAGACGACTTTGGGAGTAGGGACGCACTCTCTGGCGTTTACCCCGACCGGAACTTTCAATGTCCGGGTGATGAATCGCGATATTGCCGCCGCTCTGGTGGATTCGATCACAGTGGAGGCCGCGGGTACACTGACGCTGCCCACGCCATGGCAGGAAGCGGATCTCGGAATGATCCGCCGCAGCCAGTCCGCAGATGTGATGTATGTCGCAGCCAAGGGCTATCAGCAGCGCAAGATCGAGCGGCGAGGCGTGCACTCCTGGTCGATCGTGCTGTACCAGCCGAAGACGGGCCCGTTCCGTAACCCGAACATCACTCCGATTACGATCACGCCCAGTGGACTGACCGGGGATATCAATCTGGTCTCATCCGCGAGGCTGTTCAAACCCGGACATGTGGGAGCACTGTTCCAGCTGACTTCGGCGGGACAGATCACCACCGCGAACATTACGGCGGGGAACCAGTTCACCGACCCCATCCAGGTTACGGGCGTGGGAGGGCAGAGAGCGTTCAGCATCCTGATCACCGGCACGTTCGTGGGTACGTTCACTCTGCAGTATTCGGTGAGCGCTCCGGGGAATTGGGTCGATGCCAAGACCTATACGACGCCCCAGGCGATCTCATACAACGACCAGCTCGACAATCAGATCATCTTCTACCGGGTGGGGATCAAGAGCGGGGACTACTCCTCGGGTAGTGCGGTCGCAACGTTGAGTTTTTCGTCCGGCTCTGCGACCGGCGTCGTACGCATTACCGGGTTCACCGATCAGATGCACGTGAGTGCCGCGGTGCTGGATGCGCTCGGCGGGACCGATGCGACTTCGATCTGGTCGGAGGGCTCGTGGTCAGCCTTTCGCGGGTGGCCTTCTTCTGTCGTACTGCATGAAGGACGCTTGTGGTGGTTGGGTCTGTCGGTCTACGGCTCCGTTTCAGATGACTATGAGAACTTCGATGCGAGTATTGAGGGCGATTCGGGAACGATCCAGCGCAGCATTGGAGAGGGTCCGATCGACTCGATCAATTGGGCGCTCGCACTCAATCGCATGCTCGTGGGCACACCGAGCGCGGAAATCTCAGCGCGGTCCTCGAGCTTCGATGAACCGCTGACGCCGACGAACTTCAACCTGAAGCCTTCGAGTACGCAGGGCTCCAGCACCGTCGATGCGGTGCGCATGGACAAGAACGGGATCTACGTTCAGGTGAGCGAGCAGCGCTTATTCGAACTCTCATACGATCTGAGCTCGAACGACTACATTTCTGAAGATCTCACGCTACTGGTACCGGAACTGAACGCGGCGGGGATTGTGGGTATCGCGATCCAGCGCAAGCCCGATACTCGGGTGCATTGCTGGCGTGCCGATGGAACCGTGGGAGTTCTTGTCTTCGACAAGGCGGAAAACGTCACGTGCTGGCTTGAGGTGATCACGGCTGGCGCGGTGGAAGATGTCTCGTTCATGCCCGGCAAGGGGGAAGACCGGGTCTACTATCAGGTGCGGCGGACGATCAACGGTCAGACCGTGCGCTACCTCGAGAAGTGGGCGCTGGAATCCGAGTGCACTGGTTTGCCCATGGCCAAACACGCCGATGCGCACATCATGTACTCAGGTCAGCCTACACAGGTCATCGGTGGTTTGGATCACCTCGAAGGTCAACTGGTCGTCGGCTGGGGCTGGAATACCGTGACGCCATTCATCGGCGGCAATGGACTGGAGGCAGGGTTTGATCTCTTAGGACCCCATCTCGTGACCAACGGGCAGATCACGAACCTACCTTCACCCGTGACGGACGCCTGTATCGGGCTGGGCTATTCCGCCCCATGGAAGTCCATGAAGCAAGCCTTTGCTGCTGCCATGGGAACTCCACTGAATCAGACCAAGCGTATCGACAAGGTGGGGCTGATCCTACGCAACACCCAGGCCCAAGCCCTGCAGGTGGGTGCAGACTTCGATCATCTGGACGACCTGCCGCTGGATGATCTGCCGATCACCCTGGGTACTCAAGGAACTGCCAACGAGCAACCCGACACGAACGCGGTGCTGGATAAATACGATTATCAGCTCGCGCCCTTCGATGACCTCTGGTCAACCGACAGCCGACTATGCATGCAAGCCAAAGCGCCGAGACCGTGCACTGTACTGGCAGCGACCGTCGAGATGACGACGAACGGCTGATTTCCCGCGAAGCAACCGCAGCGGATCTTCGGGCCTTCTACAACGGACGGCCGCATCCGACCTTACGGGCCCGGGTGGTGACGCGCTCCGGTATCGTACTGGGCGTCATCGGCCTGGCTCGCGAGGGCCAACGGGCCAAGTTTTTCTCCGAGATCCGTGAGGACTTG